GGCGTGAAATACACCACATAATTATCTACCCGTTTACAAATCCCGTACTTATTCCGGTAACATTCAATGCATTCTTCCAGAAATTCTTCTGTCACTTCCAGGTATTCTGCAATCTCAAACCGGTTCTGGCAGCCATGCTCAAAGGCACGTACCAGTCCGATCAGACCGATCTGCTTGTTGTACGCCCAGAGCCTTGCCTGACGTTCCTGCTTTCGGTTCTCTGGTTTAGACTGATCTAAGATATCTCCGACAGTAGTATAGTAATGCCCGAGTTCTTCAGCAAGAACACATGCTTTTTCGATGGACGTGTCGATTCCTTGGTGGATGGCGATTCGGTTCTTGTATATTCGTCCGCCGTATCCCGGAATATTCTTTTCTTTCACTATCAGATTTTCGGTTTCCGAAATATTCAACAGTTCTTCATATGTCATTTAATCACTCCCATTCGCTCGGATTGTTCATGATATCATCGGCATGTTGTTTCATTTCTTCAGTTACATCTACATTGGCATACTTATGAGCTGCTTTCACTATGAGTTCATCCTCCATTTGTTGATTGGTGAGAAGAGTGTTTGTGTAGATATAACATTTTTTCTTATTCTTATCATTTAATTTTCTGTAGGAAAGAATTAAGGTGCGTTCGTCATCTGAATTAAACCGATTTTCATTGGAAACATTGGCTGATTGGGGCTCCATTGGAGAATCAAAACCCATGAGCCATGCTTCATCAACATTAAGCGTTTTTGCAAGTGCTTCGATATTCCTTTGCCGAGGTTTATACTTTCCAGATAAATATGAGCTGAGCTGACCTTTATCTATTTTTGCCTTCTCTGAAAGTTCTGACTGTGTTAATTCTCTCAATTCCATAGCCTCTCTGATTCGGTCTTTAATTTCTGCTTTTTCCAATATTTCCACCTCCGCTGATTAAAGCTTTCTTTAAAATTGATTATAAATCATGGTTGAGAAAATATCAATAATAATTTAATAAAATTGAGAAAAACTTAAAAAGCGTGTTGACAATATGAAAAACAGATGCTATTCTAACTGTAGTTGAGAAAAACTCAACTGAAAGGAGATGATGATATGGCTTGTAACTATGATTACAGGAAACTGAGAGGACGTATAAAGGAAAAGTTTGGTACGCAGTCCGAATTTTCAAAAAAGCTTGGATTGTCAGAGGTTTCAGTCAGCAATAAGTTGAATAATATTGTTGATTGGGGGCAGGAAGAAATGGAGAATGCTATATCTATACTTGAAATTCCCAATACTGATATCCATGCATATTTTTTTACACATGAAGTTAAGAAAAACTCAACTAAGCAATGAGTACAGAAAGCAGAAGAGTGAGGTGAGGAAATGGGAAAGCTACATTTATTTGAATTAAGAAGTGGTCATATTCTTTTAGATGGAGTAACTATCAGGGGAATTCGAGAATGTGAATTTTCCATAAAAGAAAATGACAGTCTCGCAGAACTGTCACTGAAGATGGATGTCCGAACACTTGGAAATGAGTTTGCCACTCAATTCGATGGCGCATTGAATGAAACTGGGAAGATTAGAAAATGTAGCCGAAATAAGTTGAGGTCGAATCTCTTTCCAGACAGAGGACTTAGAAGTGTTTTCAATAAATTGATATCCCGCAAGAGATAAATCTTTGATGTGAGAGATTGGTTCATCAACATATTTGGAACCTTCTATTAAAATCCCCGAATTCATTAACTGGCGTATCCAGTATAAAACTTCGTTTTGCGAATAATCGGATAGCTTATTTTGAGCTATGTCAACTGGGTAGATTTGTGAGACGAATCCGTATTCGTCAGGAGAGATGGATTCGGAAACAGAAATTAAGATATCTCGAATTAAATTAGGATCAAACTTCATAAGGATCTCCTTTCTTTTTATGCTCGGCATGGCAGTGCCTGTATTTAAAGTATAGGAGAAAACTGAATTATTTGCAATAGATGAAGGGGGAGCGAGGTGAGCAGAAAGATGGCTGATAGAGTATCAATCGTAGCAGTATCGATAGCCGCATTTTTAACGACTATCAATCAGATATCCATAATTATTACAGCAAAGCAATTATGGATGCAACAGCAGCAATTGCAGCAACAATTAGAGAGGCTACAGAAAGAACGGTCTGAATTATAAAACGTTTAGATTCTATAGCGGATTCTTTTTTGGAATCTTCCTGCATCTTTAAAAGTGTATCATGAGTTTCTTTTAAAAGAGCATCACGTTCACTTTGTTTGTTGATTTCATCAACCATCATTTGTGCGTGCCAGTTGGAATTCATGTGTATATCTCCTTCCATAAATATTTGGCATGGCGGTGCCTGTATTCAAAAGTATAGATGAGATTCAGGAAAGATTCAACAGAAGAACGGAGGAACGGCAAGTATTATCGGAATCTTGATGATGGCTGGTGCGTGTTCGGTGAAAAGTCAGGAGCTGTTTTATTTATATGCAGCACTTGGAATCACAACACTTACTACCGGAGCATTTGCACTGGAATATTTCCGGATACGGGAATGGCAGTACCGGAAAAGGAAAATAAGGGAGGCGAAGGAGCATGCCAGAAGAGAAGCAGCGTAAGAGCATTCGGACAGCCGAGCTTGATAAGATGATCAATAAGCTTCGATCACTGGATCGGGTTGATGGTACATCCGAGTATTACAAGAACAATGCGATCGCATACTTGTCGGATTTGGCAAATCATCTGGATAGGATAGGCGTAAAGACAATAAAAATGCGCCCGGAAGTTGCAGCTTCCAGTGGCGCACATAACAAAAATACCAATTAAATTATAGGAAAGTCGGAGGAGAAAGTCAATGATCAAAGTTGAAAAAGGGATGCGTGAAATCAAGGCAGTGAATGGAGTTCCGGATATAATGACGGATTTGGCATGCATTATCCGAAGCATTAGAACAACAATGGTTGAGAAAAGAGACTATAGCGAGGCTGAAACCAAAGAACTCGTTAAACAGGCGGTAAGGCTTGGCTTTGCAACAGATGAAGAAATCACACAGGAAGCGATGACAGCAATGGGTAAAGTGATGATGCTTCTGAAAAATCTGCCACTTTAGAGGAAGATGTGTACCTAAAGGGGGCGTGATAATGGAAAAGAAACCATTGATTATTCGGTGCTCTGATGGGTGGATCTACGGCTTATTCGGCTATTACGAGGAAGCGGTAGAAGTGGCAGAACAGCATGTAGACGGAACAGAACATACATATATCATTATATGAAAAGCGTGAGGAAAAGATGGAACCTTATAAAATCTATGATTTTGAAGATGAAAAAGCCTGGCTGAAGGGGCGGTTAAACGGAATCGGCGGAAGTGATGCAAGTGCCGTAGTGGGAAAGAACCCGTACAAGACAAACATTGAGCTGTTTGAAGAAAAGACCGGGAGAAGGATTGCACCAGATATTTCAGAGAAGCCTTACGTAATCTATGGGAAAGAGGCGGAGCAGTATATCAGAGAGCTGTTCCGCCTGGATTATCCACAGTATCAGGTCATGCATCATGAATACCGGATCTTGCAGAGCCTGGATTATCCGTTCATGCAGGCTTCTCTGGATGGGGAGCTGGTTGATCAGGATGGTCGGAAAGGGATTCTGGAAATTAAGACCACCAACATTCTGCAGTCTATGCAGTATGAGAAATGGAAGGACCGGATCCCGGATAACTATTATATCCAGGTGCTGCATTATCTGCTGGTAACCGGATATGAGTTTGTTGTCCTCCGGGCGCATTTGCGGAGCAACTGGGGAACAGATGTCCGGACACAGGTAAAGCATTATTTTATTGAAAGAACAGAAGTTCAGGCTGATCTGGATTATCTGCAGGAAGAAGAAATCAAATTTTGGAAGTATGTGGAAAGTGGAAGAAAACCACCACTGATACTTCCGGAGATCTAAAAAAGAAGGAGGAGCGTATGGAATTACGGATTACAAATCCACAGGAAAATTGGCTTACAGAGCAGATCCTGTGGAACAACGAGGAATTAAAGGCTGCGATTGCCGAGAAGGTAAAGGACTATAAGACGATCGCCTACACAGAGGATTCTCTGAAGGATATGAAGGCAGACCGGGCGGATCTGAATAAGCTGAAAAAAGCTTTCGAGGATGAACGGAAGCGCGTCAAGAAGATCTGTATGGAGCCGTATACCAAGTTTGAACAGCAGGTCAAGGAAATCACAGCTCTGATCGATGAACCAATCGGACTGATTGACTCCCAGATTAGAGAGATTGATGAACGTCGCAAGACAGTAAAACGGGAAGAGATTGAGGAGCTGTTTACGTCCATCGGTTTCCAGAGTTTTGTGAAGCTGGACATGATCTGGGATGAAAAGTGGCTGAATGCAACGGTTACGCTGCCAAAGATTGAAGAGCAGATGAAGAGCCGGATGTACCAGATCGGTACAGATGTGGTAACGATCAGCAAGCTTCCGGAGTTTAAGTTTGAAGCAATGGAAGTTTACCGGAAGACACTGGATATGAACCAGGCAATCCAGGAAGGACAGAGGCTTGACGATATCCAGAAGAGAAAGCTGGAAGCAGAACGCATGGAGGCAGAGCGGAAAGCAAGGGAAGCGGAAGAGGCAGCGAAGCAGCAGACTGCAGCTGAACAGAAAGAAGAACCTGCAGCAGAGAAGGAAGCAGCATCCGGATCTGTACCGGAAGCTCCGGCAGAGGAAACAGCTTCAATTCCGGAAGAGGAAGAACCAGTATTCCAGCTTGACTTCCGTGTATGGGGAACCAGTGAACAGCTCATGGCACTCCGTGAATATATGTTAAAGAATCAGATTCGATTCGGAAAGGTGGAATAAGACATGGCAGTACAGAACAGTCTGGCAAGACAGGATCAGTCAATGAAGTTGTCGGTTTACCTGCAGAACGATGCGGTAAAGAAGCAGATCAATCAGGTGGTTGGCGGAAAGAACGGGACAAGATTTATTTCCAGTATCGTAAGTGCGGTGCAGAGCACACCGGCATTACAGGAGTGTACAAGCCCTAGTATTGTAAATGCTGCATTACTTGGAGAGGCGCTGAATCTTTCACCGTCCCCGCAGCTCGGACAGTTTTATATGGTCCCATTTGATAATAAGAAGAAAGGCTGCAAGGAAGCACAGTTCCAGCTTGGCTATAAAGGATATATTCAGCTGGCAATCCGTTCCGGTTACTACAAAAAGCTCAATGTGCTTGCAATCAAGGAAGGAGAGCTTGTCCGGTATGATCCTCTGGATGAGGAAGTTGAGGTCAATCTGATTGATGATGATATCCTCCGGGAGGAAGCTCCAACCATGGGATACT